TATCTGCACATAATCCACCCACAAATGGTGCTAGACTTGGCATCATATAAAATAGATACATCATCGCTTTGTCACCGAGATAGCAGGTTCACCTTTGTGGAAGATAGTATCGACCACTGCCTGCACTTTGCGGGAGGTGCTGATACCTACGCTATCATACACAGGCACACAAACCAGTCCAAAGGTCTTGGATTTGTCACCCAGACGAATCACACGGCCAATGGACTGACTGATACCAATGTAGTCCATGTTTCGCATGAACAGCACTGCCTCAAGACCAGACACATTGATACCCTCAGACAGGATAGAGTGGTGCAGTACTACAAACTTCTTGGAGGAATCTTTGCCCCAGGCATTGAGAGTCTCAAAGAATTGTTCGCGGTTGACCTTCTGACCGTCAATCACAGCTCCAGTCTTGGATGTAATCATCATCCAAGAATAACCACGCTGCAATAGTTGCTGACAGAAATCAGATTCTGATACCAGACCGACAATCTGTTTGGTAGTGCGAGCACAAATCAGGATCTTCTTGACATCTTGATCATCAATCGTTTCGATGAGATTATCAGCGTCACGGGAGAAAATAACCTGCTTACCCTTAACCATTGCAAGTTGCTTGATGATAACTTTAGGCGGCAATATGTAACCTTGATCCACCAGTTCAGGTGCAGGAACATTGCAAATTACCTGACCATACACTTCAGGCATGTTCATGCCTGGTTTAGAAATGGTAGCGGAATGTTTGGGCGTGGCCGTAAAGAAATAGCAACGCTTTGCATCAGCAGAGAAATACTCAGTTGCAGGGAAAAAGTTGCGCTTGACGCTGTTATGTGCCTCATCAAAGTAGATCGTATCTACAGGAATATCTGCCTGTTGCAGACGCTGCAAAGAGTTGTAGGTGGTAAAGATCAGCAGGTGACGATTATCAGCGAGACAGATACCTACGTTGACAGCAATCTCGGAAGGTTTGGTAGTGTTAAAGTGATGAGTCTCACCAGAGTGAACGTGCATCACTTCAGCATTATCAATATGCTCAAGAAATTCGCTAGACAACTGCTCTGCCAGCAAGATACGCGGAGCACAGACTACAACAATTTTGGCAGTTTCTGATTGAAACAGACGCTTACAATCAAAAATCATCGTAGGAGTTTTACCAGCGCCAGTTGGCATGGTCAGTTGACCTTTGCTATGATTTTCCATAGCATCGAGACCACGGATCTGATGGGGGCGAAGCGTAATCATGAATTGCGTTTCAATATGGCCATTATACATCAAAAAGGGGTCCGTGTGGACCCCCTGTGACGGTTTCAGAACTGGATCACAGACGATCCAGCGGCACCAGGCGATTCAGAGAGCGCAGTTGCTTGTGAGTCTCATCATCAGCGAACTGAGGAATCACACCCAGAATCGTGTAGGGACGCTCTTTAGCAACAGAAATCGAGATACCGTTCAGTTGATTGTTAATCAGTTGAACAGACTCTGCATAGAACATTTCCAGATCTTTCTGGAAGTTGTCAGAGTTCTCGCGCACTTTTTCTGCAGTGCGATCAGTGCTATAGAGCACAATGTAAGTGTGGTGACCCTTCATTGCATTGGCAAGAATGTGGTCAATCCAACAGCGACGAGCGTTAGTCTTACCAGTGCTGTAGAAAACCAGTTGGTTCTCATCAAAAGGAGTCGGCTCATCAGGCATAGCGATGCCCAGTTCCTGCACTTCCTTGCAGCTAGTGAGATAATCAACCCACTCAGCACGATCCTTCAGAATAACAATCGGATCACCTTCAGGAGTTACTTCAGAAAGAATGCGATTTGCAATCTTAGTGATGGTGCCTGCGATGTTATTGAAGAAACGCTCTACTTCGACTTCATTATACAACCAAGACTCAATCGAAGCATAGTCGGGGTTGAGCAAGTTGCGCGAAATAGCAGCAGTACCAGCGCGAACAAAGTCGTTCATATCAGCGCGTCGAGCCACAAGGTGGTCGTTAGCAATGATGCCATCCACAATGTCAGACATTGCTTCATGTTCTTCGGCATAAGTATAAACCGCAACGGGAATATACTTCCAACCTTGGATAAGTGCAGCACGAATACGGGTGCGACCATCTTTGATCTTACCAGTGCTAGACACAATCGGAGGGAAGCAAGTATAGTTCCAACCGTTGCGCTCATAGCTGTAAGCGATGGTTTCTGCAGCACCATCTTGATTTTGTTCGTCACGAACTGCAACGTTATTCAGTTCGTCACAATAAATCTTGTAATTGGAAATGTCCAGTTTAGAGAACTTCAGAAACTTTCCATACTTTTGGAAGGAATCGAGTTCTTCTTGTGTCCAAAAACCTTCATACTGAGAAGGATCAAGGTCGGCACAAGTTACCTTGAAGTTTTTAACAGCGTTAGTCATTGCAATTTGCATAGTAAATGTACAAACAAGACTGCTAGGAGCATGTCTTGGTTGGTAAGTCATCCCTCACCAACAGGGCCAATATAACCGATTTAGAAGAACCCGTCAAGGCCCCCGACCAGTTCAGGGATTGTCACAGTATCCGTCACTCGATCTCCAAGCACTCTCACAATGAGATCCAATGATCTCTGATGTGGACGCCCCTTCCATCCATACCATTTACTTTTTTTACCCATCGGATATGGTGGAAGCTTTCCTACGGAAAGATACTGCTCCGCAGTAAGATCATAAACGTTATCTCCATCTTGCAACCACCAGTGAGTCTCATCACGGTAATCAACACCACTCATTGGTTGCAGTTTATCAGTATCCATCAGATAGAACAATGCCTGTGTAGAGTGATAGCAATGTCCATGGTATGGATTTGTTTGATTCTCTGCTCGATACCTTGTTGATAAAAGATCTGGTGACAGATTGCGTTTAATCAATCCCATCACCAGAGCCATGTTATGTTCAGAGTATCTGTAAGGCTCAAAACTCAATGTACGAGTCTTGATGATTGTGTCTCCGTTATATTTGTGTCTCTCTACAGTTCTTATAGCCATCTCATCAAACCGGACAAAGGTATTCTACAGGGATTTATGAGTTTCTGTCAAGTACTCCAGATATTCTTCATAGAGAACTTCTTCCATCTCAACTGCTTGTTGTTCCCATGGTTGATCTTCATAGTCAACATTGGAGAAATCAATGCCTCTCCAATGTCTCTTACCATAACGATCTTTCAGAGCACCTTGTACGTGCTGATACACATGCCAGAGTTCATGTAGAAGCGTCTTGGTATAGTGTTCAACTGTCATGAAATTGTGCATTTCAATCTCAAATGCACGAGGACGATAGTCACAATCAGTGGCCCACACCCAACCATAAACACCTTCACGAAGAAGACCACGATGGTGAATGGAAATGTCCAGTTTGTGTCTGGGAAGATGTTTGGATACAAACCACTCTACAATGCGTTCACAACGACGCTTCGAGTAATTGTAACCAGTAGTTTCAAGAGAGAGCATAATTCAGAACCGATTCAGTGAGTTTAACACCCCAGTGCAAGAAGTTCACAAATGCACCGACAAAGACCAGTTTCTCAGTTAAAGATAGTCGCATGGACTTCCTGCTATCTGTAGCCATTATAAAACCCCGCTCAGGCGATCCTGGCGGGGTCTGTGACACTTCTTACTTTGGCATACCCAAGTATGTCCTGCCGTCATAAATGTTATTTTTATGTTCTCCGTCAGCATTTACATAGTGTAAAAATGCTTGTAAGTACCAATCTTGCTCAAATGGTGGTCTCCAGTGATAAAGATCACAACCACGATATACGCAAAGATCTCCAGGTTCAAGAAGAATTTCTACAGCATCACTACGATCTTCTTTTGTGGAGAAATAGATTGGATTGATTGGAGTCTCGTTAGGAATACCAAGAGCCAATGTTGCTGAAAGTTCACATGATGGACGGTCTCTGTGAATTAGCAATTCATCACCCTTACCATATAGTCTAGTATAAGTGTATGTTGGGAGTAATTTATATCCTGTTATTTTACTTAAAGAATTTGTAGCATTTCCCAAAATAGTATCCATCAATGGATCGCCATAGAAAATAAAACTATTTGGAGCTTGCGGGTCGCCAAGAACTGCTTGACCTGCGCGAAGTCGTGTATAAAAATACGATTGTACAAACTCAACGAAATCTTCTTTATCTAAAAAATTCCGAACAACTTCATATCCATTTTCCTTAAACATAATTCACCTCAAATTGGGCCCATGAATCCAGGCAACTAACGAATATCTTTCGCCTTTTGTTACAGGAGTAACTTCATGTAAAATATGTGATGGGAAAAATGCCATCATGCCTTGTTCTTTTCTCACAGAAATTGGATTGTGTCCTAAATGCAACAACAAATCTCCTCCTTCATATGTATTTGGATCTGATAATTGCAAAGTCATACTTAATTTTCTATTATAGGGTAAATTCCATTCCATTGGATCAACATGCGGATTATATACACCCTTTTCTTCGCTTGAATATTGTGTAAATTGAAGTCTTTCAATTTTTTCTAAATCATAATTCCAAAATTGTTGATTATTTTGCTTCACAACATCAGTAATTTTTTGAAATATCCATGAAGTTTCTGAATTTGCACCGATCCAAGAAACAAAAGATCTTCTATGATCTAAACAATTTTCTCCAAAACCTCCAGTTTCAGCTCTTCTAGGACTCAATCTTTTACCAATTACAACAATTCTTTCTATTTCATCATCTGTAAAAATACCAGAATTCCAACACCAATTCGTTTTTGGATATGTATTTAAGTGCCAGTACTCTGAAGTATTATTTTTTGATACATCATTATTTACAATCTCATCAAAATCATGATGATAAGAAAAATAATTAGAAGTCATAATTTATATTTGAAAAATCGGCAATAGATTGGCAAGATTCTATTTCAGAGTATACTTCTTTTTCCCACAAATTACAACTTTCGTTATGATCTTCAATTAAATTTGAAATGTTAATAATATCTTCTGCAAAAAATTCATGATATTGAAAACGAATTTTTAGTATAAATGTTTTTTCTGGATTTTGTGTTGCTCTTTCTTTAAGAATCAACAATTCAAGTCTTGTATCTATGTCCGTTGGTATTTGAATTTCTTTATAAATGAGTAAACCTTCTTGCTTTTGATTTACTTTTTCCGTTACAAGAAATTTAAAATTTAATTTATTCATTTCCAGATTTTCTGGATTAGATTCATATTCAAACATTTCGGGTGAACTAATGTTAATCCACCCGAGATTATCCCAACCAGCCCATTTTAGATCACGAAGTTCCTCATCAGATAATCCTGGAAGTCCAGCAATATTTCTCCAGTTTTCTGGAAGTTCTTGTATTCGATCTAATACTATTTTATTTTGTGGGTCAACTAAAACATAAAATTTTGCAGACATCACTCTTCAGTATCTTCTTCTTGAACAGTTTTCTTTCTTTTTGTTGTTGCTTCTAACTTAGGCTTTTCAACTAAATCTGATGGTGCTGGGAGAACTCCAAATTTCTTTTGTTCAAATTTAATCATTTTTTTCTTGGCATTATCATCAATTTGCCATGGAGCAGTGCCTTTCCAATGCGAAATATCTGGTTGCTCTAAATCCCAAGATCTCCAAGAAGTAAAATCTTGCTTTGGTCTTTTTGCTATTTCTAATCCAGCAGCCGCAGCTATTTGTTCAATAACTTCAACTGCTTCTACTGGATGTAAAAGATAGTATAGAGTTGAGAATTCAGATCTGATTGATATTTCAATCAGTCCACCAGATACATTTCCAACACAAATAGATCTTCCTCTACTTTGAGCCGCTTTGAGTGATGCAAGTTCATTTTGTTCATAAACTGTGTCAATTTCTTGCCTTGTCTTCGAAGGTTGTTTTTTTCTTGGTGCCATGATTATAAAATAATAATAATTTATATATGAATGTTAATTGGATCTACCAGTTTGGGGACCAAGTATCGTTTTCTGGATTATATCTGTATTGTTTTCCATCCCCATGCAGATCAAAATCTTTTGTTGGATCGGGATGCCATTTAAATGTTGTTTCATTTAAAACATAATTTTCTTCTGGACATGGTGGAATAAAAGCATTTTTTTGCGCATCATATGTCCATTCAAGACTAGGCTCATTTGCAGTTGCACTATAATCAATATAAGTGAATCTTGGATTCAGTTTTGTTTCTATGTAATGCTTTCCGCCATCTTCATAATATCTAAATTGAACAACATCATCAACATCATCTTCCGTGTCATTGTCAGTGAAGACAAAATTAGGAACAGATGGAACTTCTTCCCTTCCAACTACAAATTCTTCATCACTTTCTTCAAATGGTGCTGAAGGGCCAAATTCTTCGCCTGTACCGTGACCTTCTACAAAGTAGGTACAATAACTTCCAGAATAATTAACATTTTCTCCATTTACAACAACTTTTCTTTTGGGCATTTTTTCAAAAACAGCAACCACAGCATTATTTTCATCTACTGCTGCTAGTTTTCTTAAAAATGTGATGTTTTCTACGTTTAAAATTGTCATTGTGAACTCCAGCTAATTGTTACAAATCCTCCAGGAGCTACCGAGACCGGAAAACTCGTTTGTGGAGTAACGGTTATCTGTGGTGAAGTAGATGATGTTGCTGCTTGTCCAGCACCTCCAGGATTTGCTGATCCAGCAGCTCCTGTATTTCCAGCAGCTCCAGGGTTTCCAGCAGATCCAGGGTTTCCAGCTGCTCCGGCACTTCCGCTGGATCCTGCACCACCTCCCCCACCCCCTGCGTGGTGATCTGAAGAATGATGACCTCTGCTATGATCGTTTGCTCCGCCGGATTGACCACCTTTTCCACCAGGAGCATGGCCGCCGCCACCAGGGCCCCCACCTGGGGCATATCCTCCTACACCGCCAGGATTTCCTCCTGCACCACCACCATGGCCGCCACCGCTGCCGCCGTGGCCAATAGAACCAGCTGATCCAGCAGAACCGGCATTTCCTGAAGTGCCGTTATTACCAGTACCTCCAGAATTTCCTTGAGCACCAGCATTAGCAGTTCCTGCAGAACCACCAGCACCACCGCTAAAAGTTATTCCTAATGCTGTTGTAGGTTGACCAGCTGCACCAGCGTTTCCATTAGATCCAGCATTTCCTGGTTGACCTGCGCTACCGGCAGATCCTGGTTGACCATTATTGCCTGGGTTTGCTGATCCTGCACCACCGGGTTGCCCATTACCACCGGGTTGCCCATGACAACCTTGACATTGGTGTGTTCCTGCACCGCCGCCACCGCCGGTGGCACCATTAGACGAAGATGATCCTCCTTGCCCGACTTGTCCATGCCAGCAGTTAGGAGCGCATCTAGGAAGGCCGCCGCCACCGCCGCCGCCACCGCCGCCGGAGCCACCACCGGAGTTTCCATTACCTCCGTTTCCTTTAGCTCCGCCAGCGCCAGCTGCTCCTCCGGCTCCACCATTGCCAGCTGTTCCTGAGTTTCCAGAAGCGCCAGCGCCGCCTAGCCCCTGAACATCAACTCTCAATAATCTTGCGGGAGTTGTGAATGTTCCGGAAGTATTGAATGTAACTGATGCCGCGGCCGTCATATTGCCACGGTAGATTGATCTTCCTGCTGCCATTGTTTTTTTTGTAAGTTTACTCTAGATAGAACCAACCTGTCACTATATATTTAGATTTTTCTCCATGTACAACATTTCCTCTATGTGTGTGAGTATATGCTGCTGGCCAAATAATTACAGTATTTTCTTTAGAGGGAACTCTCAGTTTTTGATATAAAAATTCTGTTTCCCCTGCCTCTTCAATATCATTCAAATAAATTGCCCATACTAAACAACGATTTGACATATTCCCATTATTTTGTTCACAATGCCAAAGATGATAACCTTCACCAGGATTTGTTTTTTGTATTTTTAAATGAGTTGAGAGAAGTATCATATCTTGCAAAATATCATACTCGTCAGTGTATGCATCAAAACACTTTTGCAATCCTTTATTAATTAAATCTGATACTTCATGACCTTCAAATTTTTCAAAAGAATTGCTGTGATCAACTACATTTAAAAAATAAAATGAATCACTTTTATGATGTTTTTTTGCATTTTCATTTTTTCTTGTCCCACAAAGTCCTTTTTCATAAATTCTATCAAATTCATTAATTACATGTTGGCAAAAACTTTGTGGGAACACATTTTCATAAAACCCAATAAAATCAATATAGTTTTCATTCATTTCAGGTGAAATAATCATAAGTTGCTATTATGAGAAATTATAGAGTGAAAGGTTGCCATACCATTCCGATCCCCCATCATAAGTGAAGAATGTATAAACATCCGTCTTGTTTGCAGTGGTTGTTCTGGTAGGAACGGTATTGTTTGGCCACTTGACCGAAGCAGGCCAGGTGATTGATCTACCCGCAGTACCATCATTTTCTAATACAAGTGTGAACGAATATGCTCCAGATGGAACACTTGTCATGCTGAATACAAATGTAGCATTTCCGGTCAAGGTTGCAGTGATAAAGTTTCCGTTTGATAATGTTAATGTTGGTGCGGTTCCAGTGTTACCAAAGGAATAAACTGTTTCACCAAATGCTGTTAGTGTTTTGTTTGTGAATGTTAATGTATTGGATTCAGTGGCAACTGTTACACCTTCAATCTGAACAGTGCCCGCAGCACTTCTTGAAAGTGTAGTATCTGTAGCATGACCAAGTTCAAGTGTACCAACACCTAAAGCTGTCGATGTAGATGCTGTTAATCCACTGATAGGTAATCCAGTACAGTTTGTTAATGTACCTGAAGAAGGAGTACCTAATACTGGAGTTGTTAATGTTGGGGATGTTAAAGTCTTATTGGTTAAAGTCTGAGCAGTACCAAGATCAACAATATCACCAGCGGATGTACCACCGATGGTCTTACCAAGAACTTGAGAAGCAGAGAGTACCGTAGTACCATTAACCATGTAGGTCTTACCAGTGGCAATATCCCAGTTCTCACTTGACTTCAGTGATGAAGCTGTATTGTTCCATTGGATTGTCTTACGAATACTTGCAGAACCGATTCCGATACCACCACCGTCAAGCAGAGCGTTTGTAGATACTGCTGAAGCGATACCAACGTTAAGGTCTGCAAGTTCAAGTGCAGTTGAGTTGATAACTGTCTGAGTACCATCAACATATAAATCACCTTTGATTCTTACCGAACCAGTATTATTTCCAACAGCTGCTGGGTCAATGACAATTTCAGCAGGACCAGTAATTTGTGTGGTGATGTTGATTCCTACACCAGAAGCACCAGTTGAGAACTGAGTACCAGTTACAATACCAGAAGAGTTGATATTTGCCGCTGTAATAGAACCAGTTACTGTTGGTGCAGTAATTGTTGGTGTTGTCAATGATGGTGATGTAGCAAATACTGCGGCACCAGAACCA